ACGAAATAATATCTATGTACGCTTGAGCTTCATCATTTATTTCGTGTTTCTTAGCAGCGGGTTTCGCATCGCTCTTGCTGACATTACGCCAATCATACTTCCCTGAAGGAAGCTGTTTCCAGACCCATTTACCGTTCGGATGAATATCTCCCACGTTATGCCCCTTTTCAATGTCGTTTTCTTGCGCCTTATCGATGTCCTCGTCTTTGGTGTCGACTGCCGCTGATTTAGCGATATACTTTAACACATCCGCAACCGCCCCCGACAAATTAGTGTTGTATTCTGAAATGAACTTGTTTTCATATTCAGTTACAACTTTGAAGGGTGAAGGTATGAAATGTGAATCTTTCTTTGCCATATTATTTATCGCCTTTTTTGCTTTTTGATATTTCAACCGCTTCAGTCAGATATTTGTAATAATCTAAATAACCAGCTTTTTCTTGGCTCAACTCTTTATAAAAATCTAGAGACCTTTGTATTTTTTCGTCATCAAATTTAGAAACGAATGGCGCAAACATATCTGGCCATAAAGGTCTTTCGCCAAGCATGTTGACTAAATCGTCTTGTTTTATTTTTTTGCTTATTGCCAATTCGACTTTTCTTAATATGGCATATCTCGCCCCATAGTCTATATCTCCAGCTTTCGTGCCCTCATCGTAAATTCTTTGAGCTTCTTTTAATTGGTTTGCTAACCCTTTAAAATCAAATCCGCTTTTTTTATCTTCAACGTCTTTTGAATCAGGTTTTTCATCAAACTCGTACGAAGCTTTTTCGTGAGCATTACGCTGGTCGGTCAAGCTTTTTGCTGATTCTTTAGCTTCCGGAGTATCAACGCCCGACAGTTTCTCAATTGCTTCATTGAATGTTTTCACATGTCCAGCGTGTTCTTCCTTTGTCATGCCCATAGAAGATTTCTTGTCCATGCTGACCCCGCGTTTCTCGAGCTCTTTCTTTGCAGCTGAAACTAACTCTTCTTTTGCGTCTTTTGATTCCAAAACCTTTTTCAAAGTTTCAGTATCGGTCGTTGCAGCATGTTCTTCAAGTGTCTTCGTAATCGGCTTCTTCTTGCCGTTTTCGTCCAACTCAACTTTTTTGTTGTCTAAAAATTCTTTTGCCTTTGCTTTTTGTTCTGGAGTTGAATCATCTGAATCCATAACTCGCCTTGCTCTTATGGTTTGTTCAGAAGAAGCTGCCGACTTGACTTTCTTTGAGTCAACTTCGTTACCGTCTTTCTTTTCAGCCCCATACTTTTGTCCAACTCGGTTGAGTTTTTTGTTTTCCGGAGTATTTGCATAAACTCCGCTGCGAGATTTTTCAATTTCGTCTTCAAACCCCTTTAATATGTTTCTTCTTTTATCGTCTCCAATGTTTAACATGATTTTGCGTGTTTAGAATTTTATACCAACATTTATTGTGTACCCTACTTGAGGACCTGAAACACCAACGTAACGTATTGCCGAAGCCCCAATCATATACTTTTGACCTAAATCAATCCCCGCTTGCACCTGATTCAAACTTAAATCTATCGACGACCCGACCATACCGTAAAACTGAATTGCCGGAATACGAGTTATGGTATTGGTGGTCGTTATGTATTTAACAATCGGTTGTATGGTTGATTTTGCTTTTATTATTTTATTTCCCACAACTTTTACATCAACCTTAAACGTACCTAAACTGTCAGTTGAATAATCAAGATTGTAATCTCTTTCTAAATGGTAATCAGCCAAAATTGCTGTTGTGTCAACCTTTTGAATAATTGTTTTACCTGCTACAGCATACGGAACGGTATCATGCACCGCATAAGGAACTGGGTTATCCAATGTTTTAATAATCTCGTACGGAACTTTCTTAGTTACCGTTACCGTTTTAGTGTTTATTGCAGTTTTTACTGTTAAACGCCCCGTAAACAATCCAGCGAAAAATAAAACTACGATAGTGATTCCTGCGGTCAAAAATTTGTTTCCTGTTGTCATTTTTCTTCTTGTTTAAAATAGTTTTCTACATCGTCTTCGTGTACTCCTAACTTATGAGCTATTTCGCCTGACAGTAATTTCTTCATCATTTTTACCGCTGGCAAATCAGGCTTTATTATTAACATATGAGCGCATACAGAAAAGAACTCGGCTGCACATAATAACGCTGTTACGAAAACAGTCCCTATACTTATGTCGTTGTTGATTAAAACTTTTTCTAAGACCAACGGCATAAAAAATAAAACAAAATACATTACCAATTTCACCGCTGTTGAATAAAGCGCGATGCTTATTTTAAATTTACGAACCTTCAAAGAAGACCAACACCCAAAAAATAAATCGATAAAAAGAGCCAACAGCACCCAATGAAATAATTGCGCCTTTACGCCAAACGTTGCGGCAACGAACATCATAAACATCATCCCCCAACCCATGACAGTACTGAAAATAAGTCTTAGTTTTAAGACTAAATCGTCTATTGTTAAAACAACTTTTTGAAAAGCATTCAATTCCATCTCATATTACTATTTTATGCAAATTTATAGCCCTGTATATCTATTTATTTGTACACAACTGTGCTGTCTATGCTATAATCTTCGGTCAAATCGCTGGTCGGTGCTAAGCTATTTATCGACACTGAATAATCTACCCCAGCCACAGCATTTTCCTGCTGGTTAGCGGGATTATACACATCGTCGATAATGTATGTTTCCGATTCTACTCCTCCAATTGGTATGGTTATATTATGGTCTACGGTGACGTCTGGACCAGTCGTCCTAGCGTAACCTATTATATTAGAAACTAATGCGCTACCAACCGCCTCGCTGCTAGTAGCCTTGATGTGTATCTGGTCTCTAAATGGACCATCAGTTTGGTCATATTTAACAAACAATACATTAAGCGTTATCAAATTTTGTATTTTGGTAGACCCCGAAACAACCAAAGTGTCATCGGATATCAAAGTCAATGCAACCACATCCAGTTTTAAAATTTGGTTTGCTGCGTATGTAGTGGCAAAATATCTCCAAATCGATGCCGAATCGCTTTTATGAACTTCTGCCGCCCAAACTGTTGATGATACTTTAGTAATGCGTAACCAAAGAGGATATTGTCCAGCCTTGAATATAATTTGTATTATTGGACGTTTTGAAGAAATAAAGTCGGCTTGAGAAGCCCAAATATTCATAACATCGCGTACAGAACTCCAAGCGTATGAAAAATCTGCGTAATACACTTCTACAGATTCACCAACTGCTAAGTTTTGAGCTAACCAAGTTGATTTATCTCCGGAAAGTTGTTTCCTGTAAGTCTTGGAAAAATTGCTAACAAACGCATTAGTGTTATTTATTTGAGCTTGCGTTTTTCTGAAAGCCGAATCCACGCTGTCATTGTTGTTTATGGCGGAAACAGAAGAAGATGGGGAAAAATCAAGCGACAATTTAATTCCTGTCGCTTCTTTAAATTTGTTTATCCAGCGTTGAAACTTGGACACTATTATTAACAAAGAATCGTTTAATAATATGTCCGTCGCTTCTCCCGTTGCGACAAGAGATGGGACTGTCTTTGAATAAATCTCATTAGACGAAGTTTGATTATTAATTTCTTCAGCGGTCTTAGCTACAATACTTTGATAGTTAGAACCTATCGCTGTTGTATCTCGGGACACCAAATCCATGTCGGTATCATATTTTTCTTTAGATACAAATCCCCCCGCCTTATCTTTCCAAGAATCCAACGCCCATTTGAAATTGAAATACAATCCATTATTCCAAGATATCAAATTGCCTTGACCCTCCGATATCAGCTTAGATAATTTGTATTTTGCTAACGAAAATATCCCCTCGACTTTTGATTTACCGAAAATATACCCATCAGTAAAATCAAAGTCGACTTCATCAAATGTGAATATTAATTTCTTATTGGTTAAATCAAACACGCCTGCCAAATCATCAATCAGTAAATTAGATGACGTAACGTGGTATTGTATGTTAGTTCCTAAATCATCAACAACGATATTTCCTAATGCGTCTGTGTATTGAACCTTGGTGGTTGTAATTGCAACTGCTATCGCATTTAATTTATCTGTTATTCTATAATGAGCCCCCAATGACAACCCATCACCCGAAGCAAGATTAACTAACTCGCTGTATTGAATAACGGATATAATTTCTTGCTTCAAAACAATCCAATTCAAAAGAAAAAAATCATAAACTTTATGACATTTCTGAGAAGGGGTTGTGTCAAACCAAATTAATGTAGTATCTTCCGGAGCGTTAGCTCCTATATACAAACCTGAAGTATCAGCCATGATTTTTATTTTTAGCGAGTGTAAACGTAATCGGATCTGTCATTCCAAACCGAAATAAAATCCATTGTTGATTGCGCATATTCAACGATCGTCACAGTTCCAGTAACGGTAGTTTTTGATATCCTCCAACCTGCTCGAGATGGGTCTGTCCCTAGAGGTGCATACCCTTTATAAGTACCGCCCACTTGAACATCTACGATAGGTTCTGGCATGGTATCGCTCAAAAGTTGTACTATTGGTGCGTTAGTTTTTTGTACTTCCATCTTCTTCTTGTTTTAAAAAATTGTCAAATGCTTTTATAAATGAATTGTCTTCTGCTTTTTCTGAATCCTCGTCGTCGTTGTCGTATTCGCTACCTGAAGCGTCCTCGTCAACAACAGCTTCGTCAAATGGGTTATAAGTATCTTCTCCAGCTCCATTCATATTTGCTTGCTGTGTAGCCTGAGCGGCTTGTGTCTTAGCCGAAATATAAACTGCGTTTTCGATTATTTCACCTTCTTCGCCAATTGGTTCAAGTTCCCATTTCTCGCGGATTTCATTAATCTTCATGAAACTTCCAAGCTTCTTCACGTCCAAATCAACCTCTTCTGAAATGGTCATTCCATTTAACCCTACGAATTGGAACTCAAATTCGGGATTTACTTGTTCTACAATGTATTTGTTTATTTTACGTTGAAGAAATTTCAACAGCGGATATAACCCCTTATCCTTAGAATTTTTGAGACGTTCAGCTTGACTTCCTTCAAACATTCCTCCGCCACCCGATTTTGATATGTCCCACCCTATTTCAGTTGGGTCAATAGAATAAATGGCACATGCGAGTTTTATTAAGTATTCAATCCAAGCCGTATATTCCATATCCCGATTGTTCTTCTGCAAGTCAATCCAGTCTATGTCGCCTTCTACCACAGGAGTCTTCCAGCTTTGCATAACGCCCGTAATCATAGATTGCCATTGTTGCTTAAATTGTTGAAGAGACGCTTCGTTGACATTACCCTTAACACGCAACAACCCTTTAGGAGCCGAACCTTGTGAAAAGAACCTACGATTATACTCATCTCCCCACAACATGGAAGTAACTACATTTATCAATTCTTCAAGTTCTGAAGTGCCATACCCGTTTGCGTAAATACTAGACGAAGGATTACGTACACCGAAACACATTTCCCAAGGCAAAAATTCGCTTACTACTGCGTTTTGATATATTTGTACGTACGACGGTTTATAACCCTTTACCATCTGCCCTAGCATACGGTCTTGATTCGTAAAGGCAGTATTCCTTTTAAAGAAAACGTTTGTTGAATTATTGTCGAAGTAAGACTCAGCCATTCTGAAAGATGAAGCGTCCGTCGCCATAAATTGAGTAAGTTTCCCCCTTCGGTTACGGATGCACTCAAAAGTCATCTGGTCGTAAACTAATGAATCATCGACAGATTTTCGTATGAACGTATCAAAGTCATCGTGTTCCCAAGAATTAACTTCCCCGCAATTTAGAATAAAGTCAGTTATCGCATTAGCTATCCTTTTGTCCTTATCATCCATTTTAGAATTAACCCCAAACTTCGGTTTCTTGCGAATTACGAATCCCGTTGAATACTTGTCGGATTGAGGCTCGGCAAAATCAGCAATTTGATTCTTACGAGTTTTTATTATGGCGTTTATAATGGGAGCTTTTGACATCCGTTTCAGCGTGGTGTAAGATAGCGAAAACGGTTTATCCTTGAATCCTAACGAGCTTTGAAATTCGAGAGGGTCTACAAAGAAGGATTTTGAATCATCGGGTTGTTTAGGTTGTATAGACGCTAATGAATTAGCCGCCTTTATCATGTCGTCTGGATGGTCTGACTTTAACGCCTTTTCGAGCGTCCTCAGTTTTTTATAGTGTAAAAGCTGTTCCGCCTTTTCTATCGCTTCAATTTGTGTCGCTAATTTGCCAGCCATTTAGATAATTAAATTTAGTTTCATTATCTATATAACTGCTAAACCAATTTTAATTTTGCGAAGATCTTTATTTTCACAAATTACATATTTGTCAGTCAATGTTTCGTGAGTAGCCAACACCGCATCCTCAATATCGTATAATTCGGTATCATCATCAAAGCTACTGAAAGACTCAAATTCTTTTAGTTTTTCCCAAATAGAGTCAAACTCTTCAATGTCTTCAATGGTCATAGCGCTAAAATCTGAAAGAAATACCAAGTCTTTAACTTGCGTATCCATTTCTCCTGCTAACAACTGCAAGTCTATATCTAAATTAATAGTTTTATAATCGTTCCACTTCATGTCATTTACCGATTACGCCCGTTGATTGTGGTACAAATTTAGACCTTTGTTTGCCTTCTCCAATTGTCATTTTCCAATACTTTTGAAATTCACATAGCCACATCTCTATCTGATGCAATGTGATATTGCATTCCTTGTCTGTGTAGTATTTACCTTTATCTTTATTCCAATAGAGGTAAGGCATCGAACCGAACCTCTTCAGCTCAACTTCAGCTAAATCTCTAAGCATATAGATTCCTATTTTTTGAGCCTTCCCTTTTAAGTTAGGGAAAATTAACCGTATCCCCACGCTAGCGCCAGGACCGACATTGGTGTAATCGTCTTGAGTGAACTTCATGAACCTTCGATTTGTGTAGCGAAAGATGTAAGTAAAATCTTGATAAAATTCGTGCGCTATGAAATCAGCAACCCCAGGATATGACTTCAAATGTTTAATTATATCTTCCGGAGTTTTAGCGGTCAAAACTGTCTTTACTATGTTGTTGATATTTTTATGAAGCGTTGGGATTACAACTCGAGTATAACAATAATCGCGGGTGTGGTGAGGTGAGGCTTGTGAATTTATTAGATAAGCGTTGGTGAAAGGGTTGGCGTTGCAATCTCTTACTTCTTGTATTACTTCAGCAAAATCATCTTCATCAAAATCTTCCCAATTCTGGATACCCGCCTTCCAGCCGCGAGTCATTACCGCATATTCAAAAGTATTGGGATTGTTAAAATAGCGAAAGAACATTATCTTCCATATCAGGTTCCGGAGCGATAAACTATCATCCAGAATAATATTCTTGATTTGCCATTGTGAATTTTTATCCAACTCACGATAAACGTTTGTAAACTTTGATTCAGATAGTATCTTATTTTTAGTCCATGGCGCGGGAGTCTTGTCTATAAAACGTTTCTTCCATACATTTTGGCGCTCAAACATTACATTGAAAAACAATTCCAGATTTGGTCTATAAACTTCCAAATCTTCTTCAGGCAAAGAACTATGCCAACTATTTCTTTCAAACATACGCTATTTAATTTTTTCTTGACCTAATTATTAATTCTCTTTTTGCTTCGATATTGCCTTTGGAAAGAAGTTTTATTATTACTTCTTTCTTCAACTTAATAAATGGTCTTCTATAAGAATTAATTAATTTAGTATCGGACAATGTAAAATTACAAGTGTTTTTTATGCAGATTGGTTTGTTTGCAAAATGAACTGAAAACTCAGGTTGATATTTGTTACCGTGAAAACCGTGTATGACGAATAATATATCGCCCCATACGCTTTCATTCTTTACAATATCGCCCTCCTTAAAATACCCGTGAATTGACTCCATGCTATATGACTCTTTTTATTTTATAAAACTTTGAACTAAAAAGAAGAGCGAACTTCACAGCCCGCTCTCTCTCAATTGACAAATCTTAAATTTAACCAAATCACCCTATGAAATTATTTTCCAAACCCAAATGCAATAACCTGTCTTGGTGACAACTCGTAACTTGAAGTATCTTTTATTTCTTGAAGCAATTCGCAAGCCTTAATATCAGTCATGATATTACAAATCTTTGAAACCGTGTCGTTGTATTTTCTGCGCGTATCAGCTTCAGCTTTTGAGGCAGGGCAACAATTTGGTTTTGACTGTGCGTCGGTTACCGATAGGCTTTCAGCCACAGCGCCGCAATTTTCTTTTAAATTCGTGTCTTCCCAATCGTACACCTTGAAGGGAACTGACAGTTTCATGTCTTGTGTCCACCAAGGCGATACGTCTTTGGTAGGAGCTGCTCCGCAATCTTCAAGTAAAGTATTAGCAGCGGCGGTTTGAACGGCAAGGTCGGCATTTAAAGCGGGTAAAACCCCCGTATTAATCTGATCTTTTATTTCCTTGCCAGTTTTACTGAACTTTATACCACCGTCGTTCATTGCATACAGAATATCCGACTTCTCTACGTCGTCAACGGGTGCACCTTGAGTATCATCTTCGCTGACTGCCTTTTCAAAAGGGTTTTCGTCGACTTCTTCGACAACCTCAACCGCCTTTTCAATTTCGGCTTCGTCCACGTCGTCAACTGCTTTTTCAATGTCAACCTCAGCGGATTTTGCTAAATTAGATTCAGCGTCATCAGCTTTCAGCTGGTCTGAATTTGTAAAACCGTTGGCGATATGTAACCGCCGCGCTTGTTGCGCTTTTCTTATTTCGTCTCCTACGTTCATGGTTTTATGTTTTATCTGCGTTTTATTCTATATGATACTGAACCTGAATATTCGTTATCTTCGTAATCATCCCAATCGCCGTCCGATTTTCCTTTCTTCATCAAATCAGAAAAACTTGTAAACCCTCCTCCGAATGGATTCCACACAGAGGTTGTGTCTACCCAAAATCCTTTTGGCGGAGAAATTAAAGCTTTTGCGGCTGCCTTGCGAGTTGCATCCGCTACAGTTCCTCTTTTTGAATCATAAGACACGCCCAAGGCAACTATACCCTTGCCTACTTTCTCAGTATAAAATTGATAATTGTTATCGTTTTGTTTACTGTAGTGGTCATTTATGAGTTTTAATTCTTCTTTGGTAAATGGGTCGTCTGATTTAGGTTTATCGGCTTCTTTTGTTGGTTGCTTCTTGATAACGTCCGTATCCGTTTTTGGGGTTGGTTTTGTTGTAGTGCGATGCGATAATATCTCGGCTTCCCGCTTTTTCATTGATTCATATTTTTTAGCGGCAACTGGGTTTTTGGTTGCAAAGTCAGGAGCATTGACAGGATATTTTTTTCTATAATTAGCTATGTCAACTCTCAACCCTGTATATTCAATTTCTTCTTTATCCGAAGCTTGAGCTGGCTTGCCTCCGATAGCCTTATCATGATATTGTTTTGAAGACGGGTCGTCTCCGTTTCTATCATCGCTGTCGTCTTGTTTCCCCGCTGAGTGTGTCTTGTTATCAGGCATATGAACATAAGGTTTGTTTGGGTCTGCATTAGCAGCGGGTTTTGAACCCGTCTTAGCTGCATTTCGCCAATCGTACTTACCTGATGGAAGTTGAGTCCAAACCCATTTACCGTTGGGGTGAGCGTCTCCCACATTATGACCTTTTTCAATGTCGGTTTCTTCAGCCTTTTCGATGCGGTCTGAACTTGAAACCACGAACCCCTTCAAGATATTCATCTTGCGGTCGTTTTGCGCCCTTCTAATGTCGTCGTTTATGCTCATAATTATTTTAATAACATACCGTAAAATTGTTCTAATGTGAATGCCTTATTATAGTTGTAGTTTTCTTTTTGGTTATTCACATCATCCAACATATTTTCTAACAAGCTTTTCCCATTCTTCGTTTGATAGTCAGTATTGTTGTAGACTGAAAGGTTCAACCATGTCATTTTCAAATTGAATAACACCTGTCCTAAAACTACCTTTTCGTCTAACTTAGCATATTCAGAGAACCGCCCCGCTAACCATTGTGACATTTTTATCAGGTCTGGATTGTCATGTACAAATTGAGGATATGGCTTGATTGATGTTACGAATTTTTCAAACGCCTTCTTGCCGAACCCCTTCAAAAGTTTAGGTATATTGTCGGAAGTGTCTCCCAATATCACCTTACCTAACAGAACCTGTATTGGGTCAATTTCGTTGACAGGTAAATTCATTTCAAAGTACCGCTCCCATTTATTCATATTTTCCGGAAGGCACGTCATCATTAACCGATTGGAAGCGTTGCAAAAGCAAGATACATTTTTAGTGCACATTTGAGTTATATCTGAATCGCCTGTAACGATTACCAATTCTTCGTCCAATATGTAACCGAAGTACAAACTCCAAACATAGAGAAGGTCATCACCTTCGGCTCCCCAAACTCGGCTCACGATTAACCCCTTCTTGCGAAGTAACGCTTCGAACTCATCCAACACTTGCAGAAACAACTTATAGAAGTCGTCGCGCACCTTTGTCAGAGCGTACTTATAATCGTCATATAAGGAATAACGCCAACTTGAGCTGTCAATTACGAACGCAACGCGGTCAATGTCCTTAAATCGGTTGAGAGTAAAGCACATATCGATTACGCACTTTCGCAATAAAACTTGTTGGTTTTCTTTAACAGATAAAACCGAGGACATATCTTGCCCTCGGTAATAAGTTGTAAATACGTTATAAACTTTGTGAAAAAGGAAATTTCCGTCAAATAGTATATTCATTTGAGCATTTTTATTTTGTTAATTTGGTCGTCCTTTGATTCTTTAACCGCTTTATTGATACTTGTATTCTTGCCGTCTTTAACTCCGTGCATGAATATGTTGTTAACCTTAACGTTGGTTTGACGCCCCTTATTCATTTTATATTTGGTAGCCACAAACTCATCAATCGCCGCATCATTGCGTAAAACCAGAGCCGTTACCTTACCTGCAAAAATGGCGTCTTGGGATTTATCTGCATTTGCTTCTTCTTGAAACTTGACATCAAGTCCGGAAACACAACCGCCAAGATAATGACGTAAATAAGTGTCGAGACCGATTGGCTTAAATTTGAAATCAATTGTGTCCTGATATAATTTGTATTTCAACTTTCCTAATTCCACGAACCGTTCGCAAAGCATGGTGTGTAACCATTTCACAGTTTCCATGTTTTGAGGCAGACCCAAAATCAACATACGCCTATCTTTGCGGTCGCCGTGAATAAAACACTTACAAAAATTCCATTTGCAACATACGTACATCAAGCGAAACTCCCAATCACCGCCTATGAATTTATACTTGTACCAAGAGTCCATGTTTTCTTCAACTCCAGCTTTTGGTTTATCCTTCAAATCGAGTTCATCGATTGACAGATTATAACTGAGTAATAAACGTTGAATGGCGGCTGCTGCGGCTGTCGCTTCGTTTTCATTACCCACCTTGATTGCACTTTCCTGAAGCTTGATGAGCTTGCGTAATTTGTTCTGAATTTGGTCAATTTGATTTACAGTTTCCATTTATTTGTCATTTTATGGATTAATACTATTTGGATTACGATACAAAGATATCGCTTTATTTGAATACTACCTAATGTTTTATTGATTATTTTTCGCTTAGAGCCAAGATTTAACTATTCGCATTTAAAATCGGTTACAAATCCTAAATAATGTTTTGCCCGCGTATATGCCACATAAACCAGATTTCGTTCTTGTTCTGCCATCCAAGGAATTTTCATACAATGTTTCAAGTACATTTTATCTTCACATATGATAAACACCTTATCAGATTCGAGCCCTTTGGATTTATGAATGGTTGACAAACATATACCGTTTTTATTGTCGTCTTTGAAAATGGTTTCAATGCGCGAAATAACTTCATTGACAGTTGTCAACCCTTGCGACAATATATCAATCACCTTTAGTTTGTCTGAATAATTCTTGTACATATCCGACTCCATAGCCTCAGCCTGAGTGCAAGATGTTTTAGCTATTACCTTGCCAATGATTCTTGATAACTCCTTGCTCAAAACGTCTTGAACATCGGCTATCTGTTTACGGTTTGTTTTCTTTATCATGTTGATAAGGTTAGTTCCAATATCGCGACCCTTAACGTATGCTTTTGTGCCTTCGCTGATATACTTCATACACAAACTAACAAGCGGAGCGGTAACTCGGCAAAGAACCATATCGCCATCCTTTATATCTGCCGTTTTAGCGTCGCGGTCTACTATCCCAACGGGAGCATTATCGCGTGCTAATATCTGTGGTACTATGCCTTTTGCTAAATCTATGATTGATGAATCGCAGCGGTAACATATTGATAATGGCATTTTAGCGGTGTGCGGAGTATTTTTAAGTAGGTTGAAGCTTTCAACATCGGCTCCAGCAAAACCGTAAATTGCTTGGCGTGGGTCGCCTACCGCTATAAATCTTCCCGTTACTGGTTTTACGCATTGCAAAAACATTTCGCGTTGAGCCGAATTAAGATCTTGGCATTCGTCAATAAATACCCAATCAAACTTTGGCATGCGTAACTGCTTTACGTTGGGGAAATAAATCATGTCGGTAAAATCTATGACGTTGGTTTCTGATTCGCCCCAGGATATAACTTGCATTGCGGCTGCGCATTCGTTATCCACTATATCCAAATCATGTTTTTCAGCTAAATCAGCCAATTGGTATTCTGACTTACATAAGCTTGAACGACCGAGATCGGCAAGCTTGGCAATATTTGAACGATACTGTCCTTGAGCTTCAAACGATATGGAAACATTTGGGCGAATTGCCCCGTATTTAACCGCGTTATTGATATAAGTAGTATATTTGTCGCCCTGAATTTGTGACTTGAAAGTCTTCATTATTGCCGAAGCTCCAAGGGAATGTAAGGTACGTACATCAACATTTGGCAGATTACCTACTTTTATTTTCAGTTCCTCAACAATAGCTTTATTGAAAGCCAAGAACAACACGGATTGAGTAGATGGGATAAGTTTTAAAGCGTTTACAATTGTGGTGGATTTTCCGGAACCTGCGACTGCGTCTATGACCGCATTGCCTTTACCTACTTGAACGTATGTGTAAACGGCTTTCTGATAACGGGAGGGAGTTTGAGTTGACATGACTGTTTTGTTTTTACGATTATGGTATAAAGATATCGCTTTATTTAATACGCTCAAAACTTTTTGCCAATTATTTTTGGTTGGAGCCAAAGATTTAACGTTTGTTGCTAATAATTCATGATAAGGTTGTTTTCATTGGCTAATCTCAACAAATAGTCTTCAGACATCGAGCAATAACAAAATGCAACATTTATGCCTTTAGCTTTAGCTGCTTTATGGTATGCCTTGCTGAATGTCTTAAACCTTTTATCTTGCGCATAAAAAGCATAATCATTTACCGCTATCCAATACCAGCGAAGTGAGCCGTCGGGATAGTAGTCTTCATGCGCTATACAAATAACGCCTTCCTTGAGGCTTTCTATTTTTTGTAGAATGCTCAAAAGGAAGGCTTCTTTATTTATTTTAGTTATCGACATTTTCTTTCAACGCTCGCTATCGTATCATGAATTGCACCGCCGTGGGAGAATAAACATATTTTTTCCACTTCGAACCCTCTATTGACGCCGAACGTATTTGAATGATATCCGAAAGTAATTACTTTCCCGCCCATTTTTAAAACATTCGACACTTCGTCTTTAAGTTGCCTAAATGGACTACATCTCATTCCTTTGTACATTTCCATACTTTTGCGATAGGCATATGGCGGGTCAAGCAAAATGGTGTCAAATTTTTCTCCTTCCCATGTTCTTAAAAATTCGACCGCATCTAAATTATAATCCGCTAATGATTCAACGTCTAAATCATTCCTTATTTCGTCAATCTCTAATTTAGTTATGCCGGCAAAAAGATTTAAAGTTTTCCCTTCACAATTCTTCTCTACCCAACTTCTTATGGGTTTAACAGAAAATGTATATCTGTGAAGAGGACATTTGATATAATCGAAATCTGGAATTTCTTGAACCGTCTTTTTCATTATTTCGAATAATTTGCGTCGCCCTCGCTCAAATTGGGAGCACCATAACCTGAATCCCCAAACCCTTTTGCTCCACGAGCTGTTTCGTCAAGTTTTTCTACGACTACGAAATCACCTTGTATAACTTTGTCTACAATTACCATTTGTGCTATGCGGTCACCATCATGTACGCCGTACATTATTTCACCAGAGTTGTAAATTATTACCCCAACTTCACCGCGATAATCAGCGTCAATTGTTCCTGGTGCATTTAATACCGTAATTCCATTTTTCAGAGCCAACCCGCTACGAGGGCGAATTTGAGCTTCACAGTCGTCCGGAAGTTCAAGAAATACGCCAGTACCTATCAAAGCACGTGTATGCGGAGGAATGTGAATGGTAGGTTGTCTGTCTTCAGGAGTTGTGAAATCTGTAATGTGAGCAAATAAATCAGCCCCTGCTGAATTTTCTGTAGCGTACCAAGGAGCCTGAGCCCCCGTTGCTAATTTGATATTAATCGTTCGTTTGTTCATCTTGCTGATACGGTGCGTTTAAAATATGTATTTGTATAATTCTTACTCCTAATTTTTGGGCGATAAGGTATTCTTCTTTCACCCCGTCAATTTGAGCTCCTATGAAGAATGCCGTTCCTTTCAGTTTTGCTAAATTTTCGAGCATAGTCCAACGGTCACGCAAGATTGATTCTTCTTTTTCGCTTTCACGATACGCAACATCGCCTTCTGTTGTTCTATACCAACAAATCCTTTTGAAGGGATTTATTTGTCTTAAAAAATCCAAAACTTCGGTAGTCCAACCGCGTTGCTCTACTACAATTCTTGGTAAGAAACAATGATGCAGAACGTCATCGGTTTCTTTAACCAAACTTTCAGTCATCAACAATATATCAAAAGCTTCCTTGATTTGCTCAAGAGTTTGCCCTTTCAATGTGAAGTGTACTGAATAGTCCTTAAATGCAATTAACCCATTTTTCATAACTACAATTTTTTATATTTTATTTTTAAATCCAGCCGCCCGAATTTTTCGACCACGGTGCAGTTTAATGGATAACGTTGGACCATTATTTCATTATACTCCAAGTCTTTTTTGTCTCGATAAAAATCGGAAAAACCGCCGCTATTAGCTACCATTGTATGGTCGTATGCAAACGTGTTAAAACGCATTACAATTTTGTCGGCATAAATGTTCTTCAACGTGAAGTCCATGTCCTCTTTGCATTTCAACGTTTCGTCGTACCAAATATCGGTCTTGGAGTTTATTAATGTAATAGTCCCCACGAAACAATTAAAAGCATACGGGTTTTTTGAACTCCACACGAATTGGCGCATGCCGAGGGTCGCTATGTCGAACGATAAGTCTTGAGCCTCATATTCTAGTAACGATAGATATTCAAGAGTAGGTTTCCGGTTAGAATTATTGGTAAGGCGACTCGTAACTTGATCTAAGATATCAAACTTTATAATGTCGTCGTCAATCATCATTAACAGTTCACCGCGATACCGCCTTTTTATGAAATTCCGGACATAAGATATCCCCATATCGTTTTTAGGCAATACGAGGATATTTTGTTTTTCATGCCCCCCTTTTAGGTATAGCTCAAAATCTTGAGGTTCTACTACTACTGTGTATTTGATACCCTGAAGCAGACTGAATGTCTTTCCGTTGGGTCTGTTCTTTGAGGGAATGTATATGTCCATTTTGTTGTGCGATTTTACTTAATAACGTTGTTTACTCTTCAACCTCTTCGACCTTAGTTTCGTCAACTTCAGTTTTTGCCTTTTCGAGCAATGAATCACTTTGTTCAAATCCGAAGCCTTTCATTATGGCTTGTTTGCGAGCTTCTTGCTCTTGTTTAATGTCTTCTCCTGCGTACATAATTTTATTTGTTAAGTTTATATTTTTCAGCGGCTTTATCTACCGCATATTTGAATCCTTCAATCACTGGTAATAACGTTGGGTCTATTGTCACTAATAACTTTTCTAATGCGATACGTTTTGATTTTACGCTCGCTCTATATGCCTCAAATTCTTCGTGTGTCATACAAAGTTTGCTTTATTTTTAGTTATAATATAATGGCTACGATTTGGACAATGTGTATTTAGGATTGATGGCGTGAACGAATATACGTCAGAATCGTTTTTTACTAAATCCCATCCATTTTCCCACATTGGCTTTAATGACATTGATGCTATTTCACCACACCCGCATAAACATTTATGTTGCGTACAACCATGTTCAATAGATACATAAATGGTGACTTTATTCATTTCATCATGCGGCGGTAATGGTTCGTTGCCTATGGTAAATTCAAATTTAACCTCAACACTTTTTATTGTTTTCATTTTACAAGAAATTAAATTTGAATCCCGTTGTCATTTTAGTAGCCCCTAATTTAGCAAGCCAAAAGCTTGAAGAAATATCATCATGTTCGCCTACGGACTCAAGCCCTTTCTCTGTAAATGCAACGCTACCAAGGTCGGTAAATATCAAGTCCTTCATGTCTTGTGAAAACTTGTCGCCTATCGGTATGTGAATCTTGTTACGTTCAAAATCCAAAGCCAATCCTGGCCAACCAGTCTTTAGGTCGTATTTATCAATCCCCGTGGTATGTCCTATAACTGGCAGCCCCGCCCTGTCAGATTCTTGCACAAATATTTGTTGGAATACGTTTTGTTCTAAAACCATTACATCTGGACGATACCTAACATTCAGCCCCCTCAAGATTTGCATTTGTTCATAAAAGCTTCGCCCCTTTTCGCGGTGCAACCAAAGCAACCAGCGCTCTCCCGTTTCGTCATCGACTCCCCACACGCTAAATACAGTATAATCCGCGCCGACAGAAGATGATATAGAGAAGTCACAGCCAACCACTACCTTGCTGAACTTCATTGGGAAATCGTCCCTATTCTTTACCAACGTGTAGTTCTCCATACGAACCAAAGAACGTATCAAAATCGACATTGGGAAGATTGAAGCTTCATTCGTAATTGGGCGACAAAGGTTTTCCCTTGAGAAAATAATGTTCCCTTGAGATTCCTTTTTGTCCATCAGGTCTTTGAAGTTCCACCTATGTGGCCAAAGTATTCTTCCGTCAGGGAATATGGCTGGATATTCAATAACGAACCAACCTTTCTTTGTTTTTAAATCCCCGTATAAATCGCTACTATGGAATGGTGTTCCAACTACTACAATTTGCCCACCAGGAACAAGCATGTTCATAATTACTGAATGGAAGTAGTCAATACCCTTGGTACGTTGAAGCGAACTATATATCACATTATCTTTTAATCCGTCATCTACCACAATCCAATACGGGTGTGCCCCGCGGACAGATGACCCGAACCCTTTTACCGTTAAACGAGCTCCGTTTCGACATACGATATTAGTATTGGCCCAACCGCCGTTGTTAGTCTTAGGCATTAACCGTTCGTTCAATATGTCGTTTCCTTCAATAGTCCCCTTTAGGATTTCAAGAAGGTCGATGCCTTGTTGCAATGAGAATGAGAATATAAACCCACGGTTGGAGTTTGAAAGCGAAGGTCTAGCTGAATATGCCCCCGATTTAGGCTTTCTGTATTTGTATAACTGCCAAGCAGCGTATGCATTTGAAAAGTAATAAGATTTTCCGTGGTCACGCGCCGCTTCTACGCATATCTTTCGGTGACGCTGAACGAGGTCTCCCCATTCAAGATGATGCCAAGACATTTGAAAATCTGGCATTACAGAAGTAATGAAATAACTAAGACTTGAGTTTCTTAATGTTTCTTCAATCGACTCGGAAAGTCTTTGTGTGTATTTAGGGCTGAAATCAATTTCGCCCTGCCCCGTATAAAGAACCCCATAGGCATCCTTCATCAAGTTGTCAAGTACAAAATCTAAATCTCCGGAAGACCCCTGAAGTAACTCATCAAGCCCTCGGTCGTCCATCCCGTTTATAATTTCATCAACTATCCCTAAACATTCCATGCGGTGCATGGGCGATTGCAATAAAGTTTGTCCAATGTCAAGTACCATATACGATTTTGATTAAAATAAAAAAGGTTACGAAATTTCTTCCGTAACCCCCTTATAACTGGTCAAAACTCTTAGTATTCGATACTGAACTTTCTTTTCACGTCTTTCATCAATTGAGCTGTTAAATCCAATTGTTTCATGACATCTGGCTCAACTTGCCCTACAATTGTCCTGAATCTTGTTTCGTTAAACTTAAGAGCTTCACAAGAGGCAAACACATCTTTCCTCACGGCATCAATAGCTACTTTAGGGTCTGCGTTGAACTTAAACTCGTGATGTCCTTTTGTGAATGTAATAAACCCAAATACACTTAATAAATTGAGCACCTCAGCTGTTTTGGAATGTGTCAAGGTTGTTTTTCTTACCACTTCAGTTTCGGTGTGTATTAATCCGACAGGGTCAATAATATTAGCAGGAGTTATCAGAACAAACAATTTTTTGCAATGTTCTTCAGCTTGTTTGAAATTGTTTACATCCCCAACAAACTCTTCCATAGTTTTAGCGCGGCTTTCAGATAACGCAGCTTTCGCTTCACGCTCAGCCAATACCTTAAAATCTTCTTCGGTCAATATAACTATGGTCATGCCTGTCTTTTCAGCTTGCTTTTTTACCATGTCCATTAACTTGACGTTTTCGGTATAAATGAAAACAATCTTTTCTTCTTCAGTTAATTTAGGTTTTGCAGGTCTCTTCAATCTCGCTGGCGTTAAACATTCCAAAGTTGCGTCCGTTATCACAGAATGGTCTTCGCTTTCAACTCCAAGGTCAACTCCCAAAACCATAACTTCTTTCACATCACCAACGGGTAATTCAGAACCCATTATGATTTTCCCAGCAATTTTGCCAGCTCCTAATACCAAATCATTTGCATGTTCGGTGTTAATTTCTACACCAGCGGCTAAATAATTTTCAGCTTCTTTGTCTTCAGCGGTGGAGGTTGCGTCCGCCGTACATCCATTACAACTACTGTAAATGCAACCTAAACATTGTCCGTCACACTCATTACCTGCTGAATCGTGATGAGTCGCAACAGGTCTCGTTACTTGTACTAATTCTTCTTCTAATCCTTTCATTATTTTAGTTTTGATATGTTTTCATTTAAAAAATTTAACAATAATTCTGATGTTTGGAAAAGCTCCTTTGAATCAAACACTTGTTTTTCTGTAACGGCACC